CGGTGGCGATCGCAGGCATCATGATCACCATCGGGCCGAGGGCCGTCGCCATGTTCCCGATAGGAGCCAGCGCAGCCTTCGTGCGGTTCTTCATGATGTCGAATTTGTCGCTCATCGTCAGGGTCGTCGCTCCGAGGTCTGCCACTTTGCCCTCAGACTCGCCCATCGCCTTCAGCATGTCGTCGAGACTGAACACGCCCTTGTCGATGGCGTCCTTGAATCGAACACCGGCCCCGGCACCGAAGTTGTCCGTCGCAATCGCCATTGCCTCGGTATCTGTCTCGGCGTTCTGGATGCTGGCGATCATATCCTGCAATCCCGCCGATATGTCGGTCACGCCCTCCTTCGCCAGCTTCTGGACGGCGGTGTTCAGACCCGGCATCATCTTGGAGGCCGATAGCCCTGCCGCTTCCATGTTGCCGACCAGCGCGGTGGCCTCGTCTAAGCTCAGACCCATCGTCTGCAATTGTGGCCCGAACTTGACGATCGTAGATGCCAGTGCGGACATCGGAACACCGACAGCCTGGGAGACTGCGGTGAGCTTGTCGAGTTGGAGGCGGGTCTCCTCTGCCGGTACACCGAAAGCCAACATCGAGTCTGCGACCGACTTGATCATCGGCCCTGCTTCCTCGCCCATCGCCCGCGATACGTCGAGGAACGCCTTCGTCACATCCTCAAGGGCTTCGCCCTCCAGACCCATCTCGGTATTGATGTCGGCGATCGCAGCAGACACCGTTGCCGCGTCCTGTGGGACGGTTGCCCAGACATCCTTGAACGACTGGGTCAGCCCTTCCAGTTGTTCGCCGGTTGCACCGGTTCCGGCGGCGATTGTATTCGTCGCCTCCTGATACTCTTGGCCGAGTTTCGCCGCAGCCGCAGCCGCGACCGTCAGACCGGCCCCAGCCATCGCGACGCCTTTCATAGCCGACCGCATCTTGCCGCCCATGCCCTTGACGTTGGACTCGGCCTTCTTGGTGTCTGCGTCAACCGTTATGGTGACTGTGTTAGCCACTCGTCTCCTCCACTTTGCCCTCGCTCACGATGGTTAGCATCCGCAGTATCCCAACATCCTCGGCCAATACCGCCGACGGCAGGCAGCTATACCGCTGGCAGATACCGTCGACGATTTCAGCCATCTCTAACTCGACCGGCTTGCTGATCGGCCTGCCGTCCTGATACGTCCCGCCTCGCACAGCCTTCCAGCGGGCTATGTCGAGGCCGAGACTTCCCCCGATGTCGTCGCCGCAGACGTCCACGCGCCGAGGATCGCCGTACCGAGCGCGGGAGGCAGGGTCAGGAACCCATCTGCGTCCGCAGTCAATTCGGTGCCGTCCTCATCGTGGAGGTTCCACGTCTCCAGTATCTCGTCACCGAACATGCGGAAGGCAGCGCGGAGGCCATCTGGGTCAGCATCCGCACCGCCCGCCAGGGTCTGGAGGTCGAGGAACGTCCGCAGATCGACGTCGAGCCGGGTCTCGATGTGCATCCCCGCATATTCGGGATCGGCAAACTCAAGGACGGCCCGACGCCGCTGTACGGTGTACGGCCTGATACCAACGCCGTTAGTGCTGATGACCATCAGACTGTAGTCCAAGCGGGAACCGTACCATCTGCGAGGCTTAGAGTAGCCGACCATGTCAACGCACCGTCGCTCCCGCGAGTGATGCTATAACCCGACACAACCGTCTCCATCGCCAGCTTCGGGTTGGATGAGGAGTTCCCACCGATCCTCAAGTCGAACGTCCGAGTCCCGGTGCGCGTTTTGAACACGTCGTGAGATTTGTTACTCGCAGCGTTGAAGAACCCGTTGATCGTCACGTCGCCATCGCTCATGCCCGTGATCCGCTCTCGCGCCGACTTGTCGAGGCCGGTGGTCTCGACCAACTCCTGTGGGATGTTGATCCCATAGTCGCCGATGTCATTGGAGATATCTCTCGCCGTGCCGCCGGAGTCGTCCACTGCCAAGTAATCGCCCAGCCCTGTCTGCTTCGCCATGATTTCGACCTCCTATAGTCGCGTGAATCCCACTGCAATCTTCGCGTCGCTAAATGTCCCCGTCGTCGTTACTTTTATATACCTCTGAACTGTTCCTTCCATCGTCAGCCTCTCCGATGTCGGCGCACCCGCTGTTGCTACAGTTGAGAACGTCATGAAATTGGAGTATGAACCACCGCTGGAGGTAGATTCCTGTAAATTGACCGTGACACTGCCAGAGGCAACGCTGAGCACTTGCAGATACCCGGCCCCGCCGTTAGACGTTGCCGCGCCACCATCAACAACCGTGCCAGAGCCAGCCGAAGAATGAGTGTCATCATGGGCAGTCAGCATGGTTCCAAAATCTAGCCCTGCACCGTTCGATGTCGTATAGGTTGCGTTTGCCGAGATCGCAGACCCAGGGGAGCGGGTCGTCGTGTATGTCCCCTGTTTGCTGACCAGCCCGACGCACGGATCGCCCACCGCCGCCCCCATCGGTACAAGAACGTCCTGATCAGCCGTCGGCTGTTTGCCGCTATTGGATGTCCAGACCGCATGGGATCGGTTCGACGCTGCATCGAACCAAGCATCGACGCTGATCTCCGCATCTGCGATCCCGACGATCCGCTTCTTGGCTTCGACGTCGAGCGTCGTCACGTCCAGAAGTTCGTTGTTGTAGCCCAGTCCGCTCAGGGCATTCGCATCGCCCGACAGGTCATACCCCTCGACGTAAAGACGGACGTTCAGCCCGTTTACCTTAGCCATACACTACCTCCTCCATAACATCGCTCTCCGGCCATCCCTGGGCCGCTATGGCGTGATGGTGACCTCGCCGTAAAGCTCCATCTCGTAAGGGACGGTCACCGTGCGGAACACCCCGCCGCTCATATTCTGATACCCGACCGTCGCGGCCCCGACAGACGAATCGGTGACGTTGCCGCCCAGGTCGGCGTCCGACCGGAGCTGGGTGTCGATCTGAACCATCGCGTCCCAGACCTCCTCCTCGATACTCTCCCGCACGTCGGGCGAATCCTGCATCCTAAAATAGGCCCGCACCGTGACCGATACTCGCGACCCGATGTCGCCCAGGGTCTCGAAGTCGCTCCTCCGTCCCGTCAACCAGAAGGCCAGCACCGGCGTTCCTGAGATCGACAGCGGCTCCCCGCGATACACCGCCACGAACGCCGGGTCGGAGATCGCCGCGAGAAGCGTGTCGATCTGGGCCAATGCCCCCGACCGGCTCAACGGAATGCCTCAATAATGGCGTCCCCGATATAGTCCTCGTGCAGCTTCGGATTGTTGTTGATATGGTCGTAGGCGTTCTGGAACATCCCGTAGCCCTTGAAAGTCGACCTCTGATTCCGGCTACTGATCCCCTCGACCCACGCGGAATATATAAGGTTCTGCCGACCGTGCTGTTCACCGGCTGCGATCACCGCTATGCCGTCCTCGGGTACTGTGGCCCCGACATGACGCCGCAGTTCGCCGGTCTTGCGCCCGTGTTTAGATGCGCGTGGAGCCTTGTTGTATTGCGAGACCGGTGGCCCCCACAACTGCTCGAGAACTTTGTTCGATCCCTCGATGGTCGCGAGGTCGAGCAGTCCCCGATTGACCGCCTCGGTGAATCCGAGGCTGATCTGGGTCGGCTTCTCAAAGACCGGCCCCTTGAGCTTGAACGTCGTCGTCGGAGTGGGCGGCATTAAAAGAACACCCCGTTACTGGTGCCGGTGACCTGATACTGATCGAGCGTCATCAGGATCGAATTGATCTCCCCGGCTGCGGACGTAATCGCGGCGTCGCCAGAGCCTATCGTCGTGACGGCACCCAGGTCACGATCACGGAATACGATCTTCGCCAGGTCGAGAGCCGCTTGGACAACTAACTCTGGATAGTCGTACCGGTAGAGTGAGGCACCGCCGCTATGGGTTGCTCCAGTCGTGCCATTGACGCCTCGCTCCACCGTGAGCGTGTTCCCGCTGATTGCCGTGATATATAGCTGCTCAGAATCGATGAGGATGGTCTGAGCGGGGCCAAGATTAGCCGCAGACGATACCGATGCGGACGTCGCCGTCGTTGATCCTATGGCATCAGAGGTGGTGACACTGACCGTATCAGCGGTATAGCCCCAGGAGCCGAGGATCGAGAGGGTCTGCTGGCCGGCATCGAATCCCTTGGTCGTGTCCTCGTTCAACTTCAGGATCGTCTTCGGCGCGGAGTTGTACGGCATCAGCCAGAAGTCCGCGTTGTAACCCTCGGTCAAGGTCTCCGAGGTTGCCCGGTCGGTCGCCCCGTAAGCCGTCACCGTCGTCGGGCTGACGATCCAGCCGTCCAGCGGCACAACGCCGGGAGTCGACATCGAGGTCTTGATGTCGTCCGTGATCGCGACGGTCTGATACTGGGGCGAATCCCGCAGACTGCCGGAGCCGATGTCATAGAACCGGGTCTCGGTCAGCGGCCCGAACGTCCCGCCTCCGCAGTAGTCGTCGATCCGCCGGCTGACCGCCTCCAAGATGCGCCGGATAGAACCCGCGTCAGACGTCCAGCCGGACGAGTAGCTCGTCCCGGCGAGGTAGTCGCGGAGGTCATCAGCGGTCGCGTATGTGTGACGGGTCGCCACTATTTATTCTCCCCGGTCGCGGCCTGCTTGGTCTTGGGCTTCGTTGCCTGCTTCTTGAAGTAGTCAGGGTATTTCTTGAGGATAGCGGCAGGGACGTTGTAGACCTCGCCCATCTCGTACACCTCCCCGGTCGCCCCGAAGGTCACGTTCACTAGGCTTGTGGCCTTTGGCATAAATCTCCTCCCCATCAGGACGCGGGGCCGAAGCCCCGCGCCCTACTTGTTGCCGCTAAACTATGCGGCTCTGGGAATCTTGAAGGCTGCGGCCAATCCGACCTGACCATCGCCCCGCCGAGAAGCGAAGAAGCCCACTTGATCGTTCTCCATGTAGAGGCTGTCATTGCGACGGATCGTGAATCCGACCCTATCGAATATGTAGTACTGCCGGAAGTCCCCGAAGATGGCGATCTTCTCGGTGCTGGTGATCGTCCCGCCCAGCCCGCTGGTGACGTCGGTATCCACCACTGGCCGACCCAGGATGAACGCCGCCGGAGCGGTGGTGATGTTGGCGATCCCAGTGACGCCGTTTCCGGTTACCTGAATCTGGTTAATCAGCGAGTTAATCGCCGACTTCATTACCCAGGTGCTGTTCGCCCGGTGCTGCGCGTCCAGGGCGTAGAACGTGCCGATGAGGTCAGCGACCACGACCGAGGTCGACCCGGCCATCGTGTAGAACGCGACATTGGAATCGGACATGATCCCGGCGTACTGCGTGGTGTTGTTTCCACTGATGACACCTACGTCCTCGAACCGGCCCGCTGCCTCTTGGAATATCTGGGTTAGCAATGCCGGGAGGTTTATCGCGGAGTCCTCCAGTAGCTCCCGCGTTACCTTGACCAGCCCGCCGGACTTCTCC